ATGGAGCAGGGTGAGAACGCAATTCTGGGCGACCTATTCGGCGGGCGACAACTGGCTAAAGAAAAAAGCATCGGTATTTTCCAAAAGATTGGGAACTCAACGGAAGTTCCACCACGCGACGGGCAGAATGAAACGATGGGCGTGAACCTCGGATGGGAGGGCTCAAAGAAAATTCGCATTTATCGCAAGTTCTGGCAACCGGGCGCATCCATCGCGCAGATGCGCGCCTTTCACTACGCGAACAGAAACGCGCGCGGCAGGCCGAAACAAGTCACCCGCAGCGCAATCGGCCGCTGGCAAGTGCAGGATCAGATGTGGATCTCTAATGAAGCGGCGGACGCTTATCTAAAATACACGCAGAAAAAGGTCGGTCTCGCGAAGGCTGGATTTGCTGCGGCTGCGATGGCGTGCGGCGTGCGCGTGCCGTCTTGGATTCGTCGGCACATGACAAAGGCTGGAACCGCTCAAGTGCAATTTGGGCAGAATCCATTCGTGAGCGCACGGACCACCGGCAACAAGATTCCCGACCTGCAACGCGTAGTAGATTCGGCTTTAAAAATTCGCTACAAGGTCACGCTTTCGAAATATCGAGCTCTTCTCGCCAACCGCGCCGTGAATCTTGGATTCGCAAAAGTAAAGGGCGGCATGGTCATACCGAAAGAAGCATGAGCACACGCACAAACATCCGCAACGCCACCGCCACCGCTTTGACCGGCGCTCTCGTCGTTCCGACCGCGAATATCCTGCGCGGGCGCAACAACACGATTGCCAGCATCAGCTTCCCGGCCGCAGCCGTTTACGCGGTCAGCGAGCAAATCGAAGTCCGCACGCTCGGGCCGAGCAATCGCACGCAATACCGCCAGCTCCAGCTCGTCGTGGACTACTTTATCGCCGAGAGCGGCACCTACCTCATCGACGATCTTTTCGACACCGGATCAGCAGCGGTCGAAGCGGCCGTGCTCGCCGACGTTACGCTAGGCGGGCAGTGTCAGGACCTGCATTTGACGTCCGTCGAATATACGATTGAGCCAGACGAAGACCGGCGGTTTGGCTCGGCTCGGCACACTTTCAACTGCATTTATTTTTCAACCGACTAACCTCATTTTATGGCAACCAAACTCGGCCGCGAAGGCCTCATTAAATTATCCAGCACCACCATCGGCGAGCTGCGCAACTACGCTCTGACCCACACCTCCGACACCGTGGAAGATTCGGTGATCGGCGACACCTACCGCACCCGACTCGCGTCCATGAAATCGTTCTCGGTTTCTGGTGACCTTTACTGGGACGAAGCGGACGCCGGCCAGCTCTTGATCACCATCGGAAGCTCGGTCACGCTGAACCTTTACCCAGAGGGCGCATCGGTCGGCGACGTTTACTATTCGGGCGCGGCCATTGTCACCCAGTTCAACGTCAACGCTGCATTTGACGGGATCATCGAGGGCTCGATCGCCTTCGAGGGCAACGGTCCGCTGAGCACGCTTACGGCTTAATTTAGTAGGCAAAACACACAACACACACATGGACGCAATCGACCTCGTCAGAGAACACTTCGCCTCACTCGGCACGCGCAAAATCGACGTGCCGGAGTGGAAGCTCGTCGTGCACGCAACGCCGGTCACGCTCTCGGAAAAGAACCGGCTTTATCGTCGCAGCAAAGAGAACGACATGGAGCTGCTCGTGGACATCTTGATCATGAAGGCCACCGACGAGCACGGCGCAAAGCTGTTTACGATCGAGCACAAGCCGACGCTGTTGAACAAAGCGGACAGCAACGTCGTCGGCCGCGTCGCAAACGCCATACTCGCCGATGACTCGCCGAAGGTGGACGACCTAAAAAACTGATCTACGGCGGGGAGGCGGCAGACCTCCTCGCCGTTTACGCGCTTGCTGATCGTCTGCACAAATTTGCCTACGAGGTGCTCGCGATGCCGGCCGAAGAATTGAACGGCTGGCTCGCCTACATCGAACACCAAAATCGAAAACTTAAAAACCATGGCTGAGGCATCATTTATTCTGCGGGCGGTAGATGCGACGAAGCAGGCTTTTGCCAGCGTGCAGAACTCGCTCGCGAAGCTAGAAACTCGTTCTCAGACGGCAGCCGGTTTTTTAAAAAAAGCGTTTGACCCACGTGCTCTTGGGGCTGGGTTTGCGGCGGCGCTTGGTCTTTCGCTCACTTCCGTCCTTGATTTTGCAATCAAACAGCTAGTGGAATTTGTTAATCGAGCAGAAAAAGTCCGCAAAATCCTGATCGATTCTAATAAGGAAGTTACGAAAATATTGGAGGAAGGCGATTTTTCTAGGTTAAATTCAGAAGACAAACTTGCAAGCATTGAGGAAAAAAGACTGAACAACGCTAAAGAAATTTTGCGGCTTCAAGAAGCAACAAAATCAGTCGATGCGCCAATGATGCTTACTAATTTAAGGGCTGAATCCTTTTCTCCTTTGAAAACTCAATTAGGCACAGTAGAACAAGCTGAAAAATTGAGCAAAATGATGCTTGAAGATGCTAAGCTGGCAGACGACCGCTTAAATCTTTTGATGGAAATAGAAAAAAGAAGAAGGGATCAGGCGTCGGAAGCTCGTGTTGAACGAGAAAAAGATTCTAAATCTCTTACTGATACTCTTTTTGAAAATATGCAGGCTGAGGTAGAAATGGCGATAGAGACAGATAGAGTATATGCAAATAATTTCCTTAAAGAACAAGAGAGGGCGCAAAAAAGCATAGAATTACTTGAACTGGTAACAGATGCAAGATTAGGGCAAAAAAACGAACAGGTGCTGAGTAATGTCGAGCTCGGCAAATCGTTGAAAGAGTCTGTCATGACTCCGATGGAAAGATACGTCGCAGAGGCAGATCGTCTCAGCAAACAATTAAAAAGCGGAGTCATACCGGATCAAGAAACTTTCAATCGCTTGATCGCACAGGCCGCAAATAATTTCGCCGAGACCGAGGAAAAGCAGCGCATGTTTGTCGATTCACTGGGAGCAACAACAGAAGAACTCGACCGGCTCAAAGTGGCAGTGGCAGAAATGGAAATGGCTCAAGACGCAGGCAACCTAATCGCCCAAGGCTTCGAGGACGCGATCTTGAGCGGTCAAAAGCTCGGCGAGGTAGTCCGCTCGCTCGGTCGTGATTTGGTTCGTCTGGTCTTTAACCAAATGGTCACGCAGCGGCTCGCCTCGGGGATCGCTACTTTTCTCGGCGCTCCACCAATACCCGGCCGCGCAATGGGCGGACCCGTCAGCGGCGGCTCGCCCTACGTCGTCGGCGAGCAAGGACCAGAGCTTTTCGTTCCGCACGCGTCAGGCACCATCGTGCCAAATAACAAGATGGGCGGCGGCAGCGGATCCGGCAGCGGCAGCGTCACGGTAAACTACAACATCGCGGCAGGCGTCTCGCGGGCCGAACTTGTTCCGATCCTGGACCAAGAGCGTCGCCGGCTAAAGGCCGAGATTCCAGACATGGTCCGACGCGGCGGCGGATACCGTGCAGCCTTCGCCTAATCGTCATGGCCATCTCCTATCCACTTACGCCGCCGAGTCCGTTCAATCTCTCGCGCTTGTCGTTTACGGGCGTTTCTGCGACCTCGCGCAACACCTCGCCGTTCACTCTGCAAACGCAGCAATACAACTGGCCGGGCCAAGCGTGGCTCGGCTCGGTCGATTGCCCACCGATGAAACGCGCGGACGCTGAGCAGATTGTCGCCTTCCTGCTCTCGGCGCAGCGCGGCACGTTCTATTTCCAAGACTACGCAAATCCGTCGCCACGTGGGAATGTTACCGGGACGCTGACTGTTTCGAGCGCGACCGCAAACGGCACGACGCTCACGTTCGGCGGAGCTACCGGCAACTTCGAGGTCGGCGACTGGCTGCAAATCAGCACCTCGCTTTACAAGGTCATAAAGTACAACGCGAGCAACAGCGTGGACGTTTTCCCGGCTCTCCGCAAAAGCTACGCGGGCGGCACGGCCATCACCTACACCAACGCTAAAGGCGTCTTTCGCCTCGCGTCACCGAGCACCGAGTGGGCTATCGGTGAGGCAAGCATCTACGGCATCGGCTTTGCCATCATCGAGGACGTCGAGTCATGAGCATCACCACCGCAGGCCGGTCGCTCTCGGCCAACATGGTTACGGAGGTCAGCGCGTCGCAGCTCTCGCCGATCTTGCTCGCGTCGTTCTCCTTCTCCACGCCGGTTCGGCTTTGGAGCGGTTACGGGACGATCACCGTCGGCGCCGTGACCTACCAAGGCATCGGAACGCTTGGCACAATCTCGCCCGTTGAGGAAACGACCGACCTCTCGGCGCGGGGAATCAACTTCCAGCTCTCGGGCGTTCCTACCGCTTACGTCTCGCTTGCACTCACCGAGAACTACCAAGGCAAAGCGTGCTCCGTGCTGTTCGGCGCACTCGACGCTACTGGCGCGATTGTCGCGTCGCCGGTGACGATCTTTGCCGGCCGCATGGATGTGATGTCGGTCAACGACGACGGGCAAGAGGCGACAATCATCATGACGGCTGAGAACAAGCTTGTTGATTTTCGCCGGCCGCGTGAAGTGCGTTACACGCACGAGGAACAGCAGAATCTTTTCTCGACGGATCTCGGCTTGGAATTCGTGAACGCGATTCAGGAAAAACAAATCTACTGGGGCAACGCAAAGCTCGCGGCACCGATTCGGGACGGTGGAGACGAGAGCGAGTCAACGTCCTACATGTGATGCCAGCACGCCGCGACAACTGGCCGGACCTTCTCGCGCAATTTATCGAGGCGCGACGCTCTCAACCGTTCGAGTGGGGCTCGAATGATTGCTGCATGTTCGCGGCGGATTGGGTCGAGCTTTGCACCGGTCAAGATTACGCCAAAACGTGGCGCAATCGCTACTCGTCAGGACTTGGCGCGGCGCGATTTCTTGACGAGGCGGGCGGCGTCGAGGCTTTGGTGGACGCGCTTGGTCTGCAACGCATCGAAGCGCCGTTGGCCGGGCGCGGTGACATAGTCGCGCAAGAAACAGGGCGCGGGATGACGCTTGGAATTTGTCTTGGCGTGACAACGGCTTTCGTTGCAAAGGGCGGACTTGTCTTCGGTCCGATTTCAAACGTCGAGACCGCTTGGAAAATTTAACATGCCACAAGCAATTTTTACTCAAGCAGCAGCGAGCATTGTTGGTTTTTTTACAAGCGCAGGCGCAGTCGGAACAGGCGTTTACAGTGGCGCCGTTGCGGCCACTGCTGCCGTCTTAAAATATACTACCTATATCGCCGCAGCAATGTCCGCATCGAAGTTGCTCGCGCCAAAAATGCCGAGCTTTTCGGACTCGTCACTTTCGGACCGTTCGCAGTTGGTCCGCAATCCGATCTCGGCGCGGTCCATCGTTTACGGCAAAACCCGAGTCAGCGGGACCATCGTTTATCTCAGCACGACGGGAGACAAAAATCAGTTCCTACACATCGTCCTGACGCTTGCCGGCCACAATGTCGAAGCGATTGACGAGGTTTATTTTAACGACGAGTTGGTGCCGCTAATAAGCAACGTGCCTCAAGGTTTTTACAACGGCGTGGCGCGCGTGAACAAGCATCTCGGCGAGACTTATCAGACGGTCGATGAAGACCTAGAAGACGACACAAGCACGCTGACGGATGGAAAATGGACGGAGAATCATCGCCTGCGCGGCATCGCCTACCTTTACGTTCGTCTGACGTGGGACGCCGAGAAATTCCCGAGCGGTATTCCGAACATCAGCGCCGTCATTCGAGGCAAGAAAGTGCTCGATCCGCGCACCGGAAACACCGCCTATTCCGCGAACGCCGCGCTCTGCTTGCGCGACTACCTGACCGACACTGCGCTCGGCATGGGCATGACCGCAGCCGAGGTTGACGACACCGCGTTCGGCGTCGCCGCGACGATTTGCGAAGAGCAGGTGCAAATCTTGCCGACGTCGCCCGTCGTTTACGAAAACCGCTACGAGGCCAACGGCGTCATCGTGACAAGCGCATCGCCCGACGAGAACATCGGCAAGCTCCTCTCAGCAATGGGTGGGCTGATCGCCTACACGGGCGGGCGCATCGTGCCTTACGCGTCCGCCTACCGCATCCCAACGGTGACGCTGACCGAGAAGCATTTCGTAGGGCCGCTCAACGTGCAGACGCGGACGAGCGCACGCGACCGCGTGAACTCGGTCAAAGGCGTTTACGTCTCAGAAACGAACAACTGGCAGGTCACGGACTTCCCGACGATCACGGATGCCGCCTACGTTTCCGACGACAATGGCGTAGTTTTTTTCCGCGACGTGGTGCTGCCGTTCACGACTTCCTCGTCTTGCGCGCAGCGCCTCGCGGTCATCGAGCTTCGCCGCGCTCGCGAAGAAATCACGATGTCAGCGCGCTTCCGACTGGAGGCGATGCAAGTGCGCGCAGGCGACACGGTGATGATCACCAACTCAAAGCTCGGATTTTCCTCTAAGGTCTTCGAGGTCATGGAATGGAATTTTGCGAGCGGAGGAAATCCTCCCGAGGTATTCGTGGACATGACGCTTCGCGAAACCGACTCGTCGGTCTATTCGTGGAACGTCACGGATGAAATCTACACGGCAGGCGCGCTCAACACGACGCTGCCGAATCCGTTTT